TAAGTCTGCCCTGGCACGCCTGACTTAAGCTCGTTTGCCTCCAGATAGCCACTATCCGTATTACGCCCCATCAGCACCGTGGCGCTAACCTCGTTATCAGGTACTAGCGTGGACTTTGCAGCAACGCTTACAGTGACTACGTTGCGTTCTTCGTTAGGCACAAAAGTAGTCGTTAACGTGATTTTGCGTTTCTTTTTCGGATCAGTATTGGGGTCCAGTATGTTTTCTGCTACCCGTTTCAATTCCCGATTAAATTTCTCCTGTACGCCGCCACTGGCTAACTCTGATAATTTAAGGTCTAACTGTTCGCTCATTTTTATCCCTCACTTTAAAATTGTGTTTATTGCACGGTAAAGTGCTTTGTCAAAAGGCGGAGCGTTTTTAAGCTCGTTCTCTCGCCGCTTAGCCTGCATCCGCCGCTTTTTCTTCTTGATTACTGATTTTTTCTTCTTTTTGCGTTTCATAAACTCGTACTCCCATCACTTTTTAATTAAGTCATCAAGTAAAAGAAACAACCAAGCAGTACTAGCTAACGCTAATCCAATAAAAACAAAACCAGTCGAAACCTTGATATCAACTAAATTAAAAAAACTCATTGCCATTAAGAAAATGGATAAAATGATCACAGAACAACTACTAATTAAGCAAACTTTAAATGCTTTTATCATTATTTCTCCTATAATTTGCGCCCGCACATCGGGCAATATTCAATCATGACATGATTTAGTTCACCATTATCCCAACTCCTAAATGACAAACGATCGCCTTGAACATCAACTTGCATCGTATCTTTACTTTTGCCTAAAGAAAATTCAGTAAGCAAATCATTATGAAAATGTGAACAATACGGGCATTCGGGCTCTGCGGGCGTTTCAGTTGGTTCGGGTCTACCGTACTTAGTTAAAAGCTCATCTACATAATTTTTAGCCATTCTATGCACCCTCCTTGATCTTATCTGCCTTTTTGCTTGCCTCTACCGCTGCGGCTAAAAGCTGGATAGCCTCTTTATTGTTCCGCCAGTCCACCAATGCTTGGCGCCGTGCCTGGTCTTGCTGGATATGTGCAATTAAATCCATATTACTGCCTCCGTTGCTGTAATTATCTTTGCTGCTCTGCTTGCTCCTTAAAAAAGTAAGCTGTACCGTGCTGCATGATTTTTAATTTAACGAGCTCGTCATAAGTCAATCTGAGCGGCTTAATGTGGTACTTAGCGATAAAACTATTAATGCCGAGGTTGTGTTGTTCCGCGTGATGTACTGGACATAACGCCATAAAGTGGTGCTGGCTGTGGTCAATCCGCCGGCGGTTGCTGCCCATGCCTACAGTTTCAACGTGTGCAAACTGGGCACGCTTGCGGCAAATGACACACTCACGATGTTTTAAGCACTGCATCTGGGTGGCGTAATCACTACTAACCGCATCCCAGGTCTTCGTGGCAAACGGCACATCCCACTTAAAGCAAAACGTCAGTAGCAACTCGATATACAAGCGGGCAGTTGTCATGCTACAATCGCTCAGGCTAAAGTGCGTATTGATCTCGCTGTAGGTAATCATCGCGAAGTATTTAAACGTCTCCTCAACGACCTTGGGCAGATCCCCTTGCCAGTTAGCAATATCGTTAACCAAAGCCCAGGCCTTTTTGCGCTGCTCTGGGGTAATCATGCGGTTGTCCTCAATCTCTAGCTCTACGCTCGGCTGTTGCTCCCCAGTCAATTTGTCCACTTGATCAACGTCTAAGGCCTCGTCAAGGCTAATAACCAACTGCTTGCCCTTAACTGCTGCTAGACGACCGTTAACAATCACTATGACCACCTACTCCTCGGCCCAGTTATACATTGGGATCTCAGGCGTATCAGGTGGCAGGTTGGACTGATACGGCGTTTCTTGGTCCATTTTGATTTTTAAGCGGTCGTACTGTTTGCGCAGTTTAGCTGGCGACAAAATGTTAGTTAGCCAAAATGGATCCGCCTGGCACCAATCAATCACTGCCTTAATCTGCTGTGGCTTACGCTGATCCCGCTC